CGAGCCGCGAAACCACTGTTTGACTCAAACCAAACATACCAGCCGTTATTAAATTCCTTACAATCGTTTCCTGCCAGTGTGTCACAGTTCAACGTCCTTCATATGTGACCAACGGTGGAAGCCTTTCTTATCCTCAACAAATTCACCCTTTTGTTTCTCTGCATCCCATTCAAACCGTGTGGGATACGACTGCTTCAATTCAGCAATGATACTAACAGGGACCGCAGGATTATTCCATGCGTCCTGTATCATTATAGCTTGCTCAGCATATTTTTTCATGATAGCTAATGCTGTCTTAATGCTCTTTCCGGGAGCAGCAATAGCAACGAGGTTATCATGAACATCGAGACAGATACGGGCATCGAGGGGCCACTTGTCATCGGACTCACTCTGATACCAAACTTGGACAACTTTATCACCGATCGTACTCTGCGCATAGAAAGCAATGATGGAGTCCATCACGTCATCGTCAAGACGCTGGATCACTTTGAGCCTCCGCCCGAAGGCATTGAACAAAACCCTGTCCCGGCGGAAGGTGATTTCCTCTTGCTTCCACCAACGCCCAAGCTCGGGAGTCGTTCGGTGGTACAATATGAATGCGCGGGACGCCTCATGGTAGGGAAGTTTTGTAACATCCGCAAGAGTTTGCCTCTCCATACGGTAGTTGAGTCCGTGCCTGCATCGTTTGGCAACATAACGTATTGTCGGCTGAAAGTTTTCGTCCCAATCCTTAGTCGGCACCTTCTCATACGGGACATTGAACATCTCCGCAGCAAGTGCGCGATGAGTATCATATGTTGGGTCGGTTCGCATCCGATTAAACTGTTCCTTCCACTTAGGAATATTCGCACGGTAAGCCACGACGACTGCTTCAGCTTGTTTCAAATCGAAATACGCCAACTCCATGCCCGGATCAGCGACGTACATAGATCGCGCACGTTGCGGCTGATTTTGCATGTTCATACCCTGACCATCAATCGTCTCTGATGATGACAAACGACCGGGTGCGCGTGACACGCCATACTGTTTCCAGTCACAGCGCATCCTATCATCTTCGCCAAGCTTAGCCGTAGCGAATGTACTAAAGAACTTTGCCTCACCTGACCATTGATTGACTGCTGCAATTATCTCCTTGCTCAACGGGGACGTGTTGTCATGCTTGAGCATGTTCTCACGGTTCTTCCTATCTGTGGAAGTTCCCTTACCGTTGAGCTTCAATACATCAAAATATAGTTCCTGCATCTGCTTCGGACTGCCGGGATTGGGAAAGTATTCCGGATCACCAGTAATCTCTTGAACTAACCTATGAAAGTTAGCCAAGTGCTTCTCAACGTCTTCACCGATCTGTTTAATCAAATGCTCTTTAATCTCCAAGTCAACAGCCATACCATGAACGGTTGCTTCGGCCACATGCTGTTGAGCACGCATCACATGGTCAAAAAAGAACTTATCCATTCCAGAGTCGCGCAGTTCCTTATCCATCTTCTGCTGCGACGCAATCATGAGAGCAACGTCTTTGCAATTGTAGACCCAAAAGTCGTCTATGTTACCACCTTCTTTCCACGACTCGCCATCGTCTTTGTAGAATGGGTGCGTGGTATATTGCGAAACGATGAAAGCAAGATTATGCGGAAGTTGGGGATATAAAACGTGATGCGCAAGTAGCGTGTCGAACCACGTCGGAATTTTGATACCGTCGTGCGTCCAGCACCAATAGATTTCGTGCCCACCGTTTTGGACGATAACCTTGTTTGACTCACACAAGTTTTGAATTGCCAACAACAGTTCTGCTTCTTGTCCAACGGTGAACCTATTTTTATCCATGTCTCTGAAGTTGATGCACATAGCTCGGTGTGGATCATTGCCAAGACCATAGCAGTACGTTTCTCGTATGTGTTCCACATCAAGGCCCACTGGTTTACCTGCCTTTTTGAGATCAGCAATAAAGGCAAGCGCGTTACGGAACGTCGGGTTGATGATGGCATCGACTTTATGCTCCTTGAATACGTTCCTCGCAACCAAGTCTAGCTTCTTACAGTCCATGAGGAAGACAGGTTCCATCTTCAACTCACGCTGCGCATAAGCAGGATTGAATGTGATGACAAGCTTACCTTTATGCTCGTTAGGCAATACAGTATCCAATACAGAACCACGCCATTTCGTAATGCCTTGCTTACCAGCTAAAGCTTCGAGGGCAAAGTTTCCCATGACAAACACTGTTCGCAGATTTGGCAGTTGGGCAAGCTCCCACTTGACCATCCCAATCCATTTATTAAGTTCGTCTCGATGGACGGCATGTTTCTCGTTTCCCTTTGCACTAAGACTAATCTGCCGCTTAACCACATTAGTAGTATACACGTTGGCTCGATGGAGGGAATACGGTCTAAGGCTATTCCATAGTAGTGTTCCAGCCCCTCCAATAAACGGTCGGCCATGACGCACTTCCTGTTCACCCGGACCTTCCCCGACAATCGCAATAGTTGCATTGAGTGGACCCTCCGATATGACGTCAACGTCAAGGTTCATCTGTTCAGCTTGTAGACGGAACTGTTCATCAAAGTAATCACGATCTTGCATTGGCAAGAACCTCCTTGTTAATGTGTCCTGTGATCCGATCCGCTTGAATGCCAAGATACCGAATGTCATTGGCATTGATAACAGTATAGTCCGGTTTTGATATCGGTGTAAAGTCTTTATCCTCCTGCCCACGGATCATTCTGACAAGACTAATAGGGTCGCCTGACAGGCGTAGGACTTCAACATCTTCAGGGAACACTGCATCGTCCACAATGACGATCTTCGGTATAGGGTTCATCCCTAACACACGGAACTGCAACCACTTGCCTAATACATCTGGACCGTAGAGTGCTCGGAGATGCACCCTTAGTTGACGCAACGCATCGACCGCTGACCTACCATTCAACACGCCACGCGGTCTATCACTTGCCAGCGTCGTCCACTTCGCAGCCAAAGCAGCACAGAAGAAATGCTTCAGCGGCGAATGAAACTCAGCTTGATGGCTACCGATCAATCGCTTCTGTATGAGCCGTGCGAGCGTTGATCTGCCCGACTTCGGTGGCCCGTTGATTATGATGTAGTGAGTCACTTAGGAACCTCACGTTCTCCAAGGAATTCAACACTGGTACGACGATATACGTGAACGACTTTAGTCCCAACCTGTTGCAACACAACACCCTCTAAGCCTTGGATCGTCGCATACGTTCCGATCAAAGCACCCTCGAAACCGTCGTGTGTTGCTCTGTACATATCAAATCGCTTATCCACCTGCTTCTCCTCTGTGTCCTGTATCTTCACGAACCCATCGCAATTAGCACGCACACAGTAGAAGTAATTTCCGATCCCTCCACCAGCTAGGTAATTTCCGATCCTTCCACCAGCTAGACCGTATCCAATCTCCATTGGTTCGCCGCATCGAGGACAGTTCATTTGTTTGACTCACACAGAGGTTTGTCTATTTCCTTCAAGATGTGACTGCGCAACGTCAGCGTGATCCCTTGATGACCAGCTACGAACCTCAACAGTGACGTCAGTCTATGGATTTCCTCTGCGGCCCAATTCGCTGAGACGCAGTTATCTCTTCGGTGTGCTTCCCAATCATTTAGGCCAAGCACTTCCAGCCTACGACCACGTTCAGTTCTCGGACCCAATGGGATGACAGTCATTACATAAAACCTTTCGACTTAGCAATCCATGTTGGCATCGTGAACGTACCGTCTTTGTTGTTCTCAACCAACGACTTTGGTACCCAGTCTTCCACAACTCCATCTGTCAGCAACCAACCTTTCGCTGTCTCTTTCACCAACTCCGCAGATATATCTACAAGCTTCAGGTCTTGTTCACGCATCACACTTCTCCGTTCCATACCTTATCCAGTACATCGTAGTCTTTATCGGCATTGATGGGCAGCATCCCAAACTTTGCCCACAGTTCGTAGTGTCGATTGACTTGATACAGCAGGTAAAAGTACCTGATGTGTCGTATGATGAACCATCTTTTCATCGTCTCAATCCTTCTTTCTCAGGCTCATTCCCATTGCGAACCTATCCGTTATCAGGATCACTCGCGTCTTAGCTCTTGTGATAGCCGTGTACAAGTTACGCCTACTCAACAGAAAATACTGTGGCCTGTTGATACAGTACACGACCGTATCAAACTCAGACCCTTGACTCTTGTGCGTTGTGATTGCGTAGCCCAACTCGATCTGCCTACGCGGATCGTAGTTCACCCAATGCCCATACATACTGTTGAAATACTTCAGCCGTGGTGGGATGGTAACGGCTCTATTACCTGCGAGCAAACCTAGCTCACCGCTCTCGTCATCGAGCCAATCGATATGACCAATCTCACCATTGAACAACGCGAGGTTGTAATCATTTTTGATCCACAGATACTTGTCATTCCTCCGTACCGCTAACGGCGCTTCCTTGTTCCCGAACCGATCTAGCCTTAGCAACGGACCCTTGGGATTGAACTTCATTTGCAAGCTTGGATTGACACGCATCGTACCATTGTTGCCTTTGCGCATCGGCATTATGATCTGATGGTTCAAGTCAGCAAACTCAGACGATGAGAAATCCAATAACTGGTCAATAGGTTTGTCTGTATAGATAATCTCGAACCGCTTGTTCCGTTGCGGGAGCTTTCCTTTCAAGATCAACAATGCATTACTCACAATGTCATCCGTCGATCGAAAGTTGTATGTCAATGTCACACATGGATAAGACGTCAACACGTCGATGAACGGCGGAGGCATCCCGGAGTTATCCTCGACAGGTGCCAACTGTTGATTGTCACCAAACATTCTGATGACAGCATCTTTCTTCATCGCGTCCTGCAAGAAGTCATACAACTCAGAACTAAGCATCGAGGCTTCGTCAATGAGAATGACCCTTACCTCTAACGGATTATCTCTGTTATGTCTTGGCATACCGGGGATAGGAGGGTCCTTCGGATCAATAGGATCATCCGGCGCAGGGAACCTCAACAGCCTATGAACCGTTACAGCTTCAATACCGGATAGTTCCGTGATACGTTTCGCCGCTCTACCTGTAGGCGCTGCCAACACAACACTCAGGCCCATGTCGTTTAGCTCTTTGAACACCCGACCTAATACCAATGTCTTGCCTGTACCAGCGCCTCCAGTTACGCCTACGACTCGCTCACTCAAATCACAACACAGATCAATCGCATTCTCTTGTTCTTGACTAAGCCTCTTCGGTCCTACAATCGTGTTTGACTCAAACATTTAAGACTCCGTTCTATGGTCTATTGTGCCTTTGTTCGAAGTCACACTTAACCTTTCGCTACCTTCGAGTGCGTCGCAGCCTTGACCGCCCACATGGCAGCCTTCTCGTAGTCAGTCATCGCCAAATGACAGAGACGACCGACTTCGTTGTCACTTGTACTGTCACGTATCTCAACGCACATATCGATCAACTCAGCGGACTTCTGCTTGATTTGATCGACTCTCGTCGTCTTGCTCGGATTGAACTCTGTGCGAACACGATCTTCACCAATGGTCATGTCTTCTCCTATTGTGGGACTTGTTCAGCTAACAACAAACCAATCCGTGCTCAGCATGTCAGTCTGACTTGCCAACCACGGGACCAACTTGTCATCCACCGTCTTCATGTAGATGTACGGCAGTGACATTTTCGAGTTTTCGTCAGGCATTTGAAGCGCGATGTACATATGCTTACCGTTCCAACCGGAACGGGCAACTTTCAAGCCATCACCCTCGTCGTCTCTCATGCACTCAATTGCTTCACCAAAGGTCATGTTGTCTTATCCTGTAGGACTTGCCAAGCTACACTCATAATTGCGACCCTCAGGAAGTCTGCCTGAGGGATACCAAGCGCCTTCGCCGCACGGTGTACAGTCTTCTTGTCTTCACTTGTCGTGCGGACGATCATTTGTACAGAGCCGGTCTGAGGGTGTTCAGTTAGGTTAACCGTAACACTCTGAACCGACATTTTTTACTCCTTCTTGTTACAGGGGTAGGAGGGATGCTTTCGCACCCCTCCCGTTACGCACTACGCTACGCTACGCTACTACCGACTCTCACGCACACTACTACCGACGACGCCCACGAGGCGCGGCCGCCGGTTCCGGTTCCGGTTCACGTACCGGAGCCCGTGCAGGAGCCCGATCCGCAGGTGCCAAGTTGGCAATCTCCGCTCGGGACTCACCTTGATACGAGCCCATACGCACCGTTACCAAAGTCTTACAACCCATCCAATCGTTCGGATTGATTGTGGTAATATTCGGATCGAGGCCAAGCGCCGTGTACAGGTTCTTCAGGGCGAAGATCGTCCTGCGATCACGGTTGTCACGCGGAACAAGCTGACGGTTCCAGAACAGAACCGCACCATCCTCGTACGCTTCGGCCACGTCCGCAGGCAATTCCTCCTGAGGAATGACGAGACGGATGGCCCAATAACGATTTCCCGCCTGACTTGCTTGGGCCTGCACGTCCTGCACTTCGGCAACGTACTTGCCAGCAGGAACCTCTGGCGGCTTCTCGGCGTCCGCCAAATTTCCCTCCAGTTCGACAATGCCGAGGGGTTCGTCGTTTGCAACCATATTAAACGCTCCTTTTGAGCCAGTTGATGATACGGTAGTCAGACCGCACCGTTTGAGTCAAACAAGTCACTGACCTGACTTCTTGGCACGCGGAATAGCCAACCCCTGACGACCACGGGCTAGCCAATCCTTATGCCAATTCGCAATGGTCATCTGATCCTTATGACTGTCAGGCAGCGTAGGATCATAGACCAATTCAAACTGAGGAACCTCTTGCGTACTAAACATTCGCGTCTTCATTGGGCGACGGTTCCCATAGTTCCTCACCGTCAACGTTCTCTTGCTGTTAATCTCACGCAAATTCCATATCTCACTGAGACGCCACGTCATGTTATTGACCAGCTTCCCGCCTAGCTGCACCCCAATGAAGTCAACAACCTCCACTGACTTACCCCCTTGCATCTCAGTCTTCATCGTAGGATCATCTTCGTGTGCCGTGATGACAATGTTCACGTTATGCTTAGCCGTCACACGAAGGAAACCTGTTAACGTTTCCAAGACAATAGCATTCCGGCCGCCATACGCAGCAATTCCGGGTGCTTCCATCGTTGGTACAAACTGATTACCCCTGCCCAACTTATCACTCACAGCCTTCTGCAACGCACGATATGCTATCGCAGTTGCACTGTCAATAACAACTGTTTCTATGTCATCACGCTCACTCAGTATCTTGTCTAACCCAAATGGATTATCACTCTGAGCATGTTTAAACAAATCATCGTAACCCAACGCAGATAGGTCAGCAATGATAACGTCCTTCCGCCTACTGACTGGTGTCGCTTCGTTATCTCCGAATGAACACCACAGTTTCATACCCGGAGCAGTTGCCGCAAACGTTGTCTTACCACTACCTGCTGGCCCCCACAGCATGATCGCTGCCCTTGCCGGGGATTGATCGCCTTGCCATGCCTCAACAGGCCCGACTTGTAACCTCTTAAGAGGCACAACATTATTTGACTTTTTCATTCGTTGATTACCTTCTTGCAATACTGACATTCCCAAAACACCGTGTTACCATGAACAATCATTATCTCACCACCACACCCTCCCCACCAACACAGAAACAGTTTCCTGAGCATAACTGACGGTTTGGCTATCATGTCATCTCTCCCACCATTCTCCTGATTTCATCCTCACTGTAGTCTTTCAACCACGC